TCGTCCAGGTGGCGCTCGATGAATTGGATGTAGTCGCCAAGCACGTGAATCCAGGTCGTCTCGTACTTGAGCTCGAGCTCTGGAAGATTGCCCTTCTTGGTGGCGATCAATGGAACGTCCGCGATCATTTGCTCCCCCGCTTCCTGGTTTCGGTGACCGTCATCTTGTGAACGCCTTCGGGGGTCTCGACGGTGCCGTGCTTGGTCACCTCGATCTCCTGGTCCTCGTACTGCTTGAAGAGCTCGCCGAACATGTCGCGGATCATCTTGCGATCCTCGGTCTTGTCGCGGCTCTCGAACTCTTTCAGCTTGGCGTCGATCATTTTTTCGACTTCGGCCTTCATCAGCGCGACCAGGGCGAGCGGCAGCCCGTCGGCGGCCTTGCCCAGGCTGTCGAGCTTGGCGTCCACGTCGCTGATGCGCTTGTCGTGCTCGTCCAGGCGCCAATGCGCTTCCTCGGCCATGTCGACCTTTTTGGGTTCGCCCTTGTCGCCGGTGTCGGGTTTGCCGGCAGCCATCTGCTCGGCATCGTTCTTGGCGTCAGGGTTAGGCGGACTTTTTGCCATGCGCCCTCGCGTATTCGGAATAGGCAACGGCTAGGCGCTGCTTCACGTTAGGGAAGTCTTTCTTCGCGCGCTGATCGGCCACGTACCGGCCGATGTAGCTCTTTTCTTTTTCGCCCTTACGCGGCTGCGGCACTTGCGCCTCCTGGCATGTTCGGGAGCTGCGCCTGGCCGTTCGCTATGCCAGGCATGCCAGGCACCATCGGCTGCGCGTTGACCGAACCCGCAGATGCTGACGCTTGCTGCGCCTGGGCGAGGTTCTTGGCCGCGAGCGACACCTGGGGAGCCTGGGCTGCCATCTGCTGAGCCTGGGCGTCCTGGGTCTGCTGCTGCACAAGCTTGTCGATCTCCTCGTCGGAGCGCAGGAGCTTGGCCGGGCAGCCGTTGATCATGGCGAGCTCGCGAGCGGCGTCGGTCATGTCGATGACGTTGAGCACGGTCTTGTCCAGGTTGGCCAGGACGCCGATCGCCTGGATCGTGTTCATGATGGCCGTGCCCTCCTCGGCCCGCATCGCCCTGGTCAGCGGCGAGGTGTATTCGACTCGAACGCCACCGCGTGACTGCATGAGCTGCGGGGGCGCCGGCGGCAAGATGCCGGCATGCGACAGGATGTCGAGCTCGCGGTTGATCAGCGGCCCTAAGAACTCCGACTGCTGCCGACCCATGGCCGGCGCGATCATGGCGCCCTTCTCCTGGGCGCGGATCAGCGCCTCGGTGGCCGTCATCTGCGGGTTCTGCACCAGGATCTGGAACAACGACGTGAGGAAGGCGTCGTTGATCGAAGTCGCCTCCATCTGCATCAGCGTCTCAGCGACCTGGAAGTCGGGCTTGATCTGAAGCGGCTGCGCCAGGGGCGTGCCGTCAGCTGACAGCATCCCGTAGTTGGCGGCACCTGGACGCTGATTGAACGGGGTCAGCACGCCCTCCTCTGCCAGGAGGATCGGCGGGTCGACGGCCTTCTGGCCGGCACGAAGCGCCGTTTTCTTTTGTTCGTTCAGCGTGCGGATCGCCGGCAGCGCCGCCAGGGCGGGGCCGCGGCCGTAGTGCTCCCTGGGCGCCATTCGGTACCGGGCGATCGCATACGGGAACGTGCGGAAACCGCCGCGCTCGATCACGTTGCGATCCAGGAGGCCGATATACCAGGACTCCCATTCCATGCCCTTGTAGCCGACTTCGCCGCGCTTCTTGTCGATGTTCGGCTTCACGCAATGGAGGAATTCCATCTCGATGAAGGGGTTCTTTTCGTAAGTCTCTTTCACCTTCTCGCCGCACTTGTCGCCCCACATCTGGAGCGCTTGCTTGGCGGTGAACTTGAACTTGCGGAACACCGTGTCGACGATTCCCGAGTGATCCAGGGACCACACGATCTCGTTGAGCGGGATCGACCGGTAGCGCAACGTGACGCCTGGGATCTCGTCGATGAACAGCGCGGCATTGCCGAACGCGCCCAGGGACAGATAGCACTCGTCGCATTGGCTTGCGAAGTTGGCTCGGGGCCGATAGCGATGCGAGAAAAGGATGTTGGTTACTTCGTCCAGGTACTTCTGAACTTCCTGGTCATCCTCGAGCTCGGCGTCGACGGGCACGATCTTGTGCCACTTCTGCGTCCTGGGCGTGAGCATCTGCTCCATGGCCGCAGCGAAACGCTCGTTGGCCGTGACGGCCGTGGCGTCGAATAGCCGGGTGTTGCGGTTGATACCTTCCGCGAGCTCGCCGACGAAGTTGTCCCAGGCCGGCAGCACGTACTGCGCCGCCGTGTTCCACAGCTGTCGAAAATTGGCTTGCTGCGACCACAGATAATCGTAGTGCTTGATCAGCGAAGTCGCGTCGTCGGACATCATTGCAGCTGCTCCGCGGGGATCTCATAGGCGCGGAACACCGGCATGCCCATGAGCTCGAAGTTGGTCAACACGATCCAGGGATCGCCCAGGGCTCGCGCTTGTTCGGCATCGAGCTCGAGCAGCGAGTGGTTAAGATTGCCGTCGCGCTTGGCCGTGCCGATCAGCCAGTCGATTAGCTGAAAGGCTTCCTGGATTGTCACGGTGACCGCGAACTGCGAGCGGTCGACTCCCAGATAGGCGGCATGCCTTGCCAGGGCTTGGGCCCGCTCGAGGGCGGCGGGTTCGGTCACGTCCCGAGCGCCGTCTTGGTAGCTGTCGGAGCCGGCGTCGCGTTGTCCTGGTTGCCGGCGTAAATGTTGCTCAGCACACCGCGCCGCATGCGCATCAGGTCCTCGGACTGCCTGGCCCCGCTTTCAGCGTCGTCGATGTTGGGTGCGTTCGGCGGCGCCGGCGTCGGCTTGTGTACGCCGAATACGCCGGCGCCTGGCATGTTTGGGTTGTGCCGATAGATCGACTGGCTCGCCTTAAAGACGCCGAACGTAGCAGCAAGGATCGCGATAGGGCCGGCCATTGAGGGTTCTCCAACGAGATTGGGGAACCGTGGCACAGGTATTTTTCGAGATTCAAGTCAGCGTGTCGGCCTTCGCCAGGCGAGCTCGAGCCTGGAGCCGCACCCAATCCCGAGCTGACAGCGGCTGCGTTTCCTGGTCGCGCAGCTGCAAGCGCTCGAGCTCGTCGTCGGTCATAACCGGCAGCCCCTGGCGGATCTCGTCCTCGGGCGCTTCGCTCATGTCAGCGTCTCCATCGGGCGGCGCAGCTGCTGCCTGGGGATGTCACGCAGCCCTTGCGCCAGATATCGGAAGGCGTCGGAAGCGTGGCTTGTCCAGTCGTGCAGCGGTGCCGAGCTGAACCGTTTCAGCTTCTCGTCGTAGCGCCGTTGGTACTGCCGCAGCGCATCCAGGCCTCGCTCGGTCTTGTCGCGATCGAACAGGCACCGGGCCAGGAGGATGCGCACCGCGTTGATGCCGTCGTCGATCGACGCCCTGGGCATGACTCGCAGCGGCTTGATTCCCAGGCTCTTGAGCACGTCGACGCGGCTCGAGGCGTTGTTGCCCCACTCCCGATCGTCCGCGTCGTGCGGGAGGATGTGGTAGTCGTACATGTAGGGCTTCTCGCGCAGCACGCGGGCGTAGTGGTCCGCGCCGACACCGTTGGACTCGTAGTAGTCGATGACGCGCAGGTCCAGGCCTATCTGCTGCACGAACCAGATCGCCGTAGAGTCCCCCACGCCCAGGTCCCAGGCGGTGATGACCAGGTGTCGAGGATCCCAGGGCACCGCCCCGATCCGCTTCCTGGCTTCCGCGTCCGCGATCAGCCGGCCGTAATAACTGCCAGGGATCGCCGCGTCCCACGAGCAATAGAACTCCTGGCGGATGTAGTTATCGGCCTCCTCGTCGCCGCGTTCCCTGGCCACCTCTCGGCGTTCCCGAGCAACCTGGGCCGGCGTGAGCACGCCCGTGTCCTCGATCGTGAGCAGCTGCGAGAACCATCCCTCCTCTCGCTGCCCGAGCTCGTAGAGCGCGTGCAGATGATTGCGTCCTCGAGGCGTGCCGTTGAACAGCGCCCACCCGCCGTTCTCCAGGAGGATCGGACGCATGAACGACCAGGCGTTCGGGTCGCTGAGCATGTACTCGGAATAGACGATCCCGGCCGGCGGCGAGCCGACCAGGGCGTTGTAGCTGTCGCTCCCCACCACCTGCCAGGTCGAGCCGTTCTTCAGCCGGATCAGCATGTCCTGCTCGCGCGTCGAGTCGCGCAGCTCCTTCGGGAATGCCCAGTCGACGCGGCGCATGCCGGTGTGGGGATCGACCGCGTCCCAGATCGCCTTGCGCGCCTGGTTCTGCTGCGGCAGCAGGTGCCAGTACGTTCCCGGCTTCTGCACGGCCTGGCATGCGGTCCAATGCAGGGCGATGTCGTCCTTGCCCGATCGCCGGTGCCAAACGGCCACCGCTCGCTTGCAGCCGGCTTCGAGCGCTTGCCACAGCGGCAGCTGATACGGTCGCGGGCGCCATCCGTTGGGCAGGGTGATCGCGGGCACTATTTGCCCCTGAATGCGCGGCAGTCAGCGCACAGGAAAAGCCTGGCCGACACGTAGCCACCGCGCAGCTCGCGCTGTCTGCGGCAGCCGGCGCACTTGCGCATGTAGCCCAGGGCTTTGATCGTCATGGGCCAGGCGTGAACCGAATCACCGAAACCTGGAGCGGGCCGCCGTCGTTGCCGGTGTGCTCCGCCCTGGAGAGCTTGGGAGCTGCGAACTCCGCGAGCTTGGCCACCAGGTCGAGCGCCTTCGCAGGATCCACGATCGCCACCTGATCGAGCCAGGCGGACACGTTGTCGGCGTTCGCGTCGAGCAGCTGCTGCACCGTCTCGCGGAATTCGCGGGTCGCTTTGTTCGGCGCACCCTTTTTCCGGCCGCCGGTCTTTTTGCCCTTCGCCATGTAAAAGCCTCTAGTTTAGATCGGGGTCTTTCAACGGCCGGCCTCGAGGTCGCTTGTCCCCAGGCTGCGCGTTCGACGGTTTCACGCGGCCGAGCTCGTCCAGGATCAGCTCCGTCAGCTGAGCGCACGCCGCACGATCGTTGAGTCGCGCCCAGGCTTCGTGCTCGCTCTGCGGCAGGTTGGTCAGCATGGCTCGCAGCTGCGGGAGCAGTCGGTTGAGGATGTACTGCCGAATCAATTCGACCTGGATCACTCGATCTCCTCGCCACGTCTGAGCGCGGCCACGGTTGTGCGATGCAGCCAGATGGGCGATTGCTCACCCACCCAGGCGCCCTGGACGTTGAAATCGAAATGCTCGACCGCCTCGTCCCAGGTCAGTCCGTCCTGGCGCATGAGCTCGAGCAGCGCGCGCCGCGAGTCGTACACCGCCAGGTCCGGCTGACCGCAGCGTTGGCCCACGCCCAGGAACGCGCGATCAAATCCGGTCGCGATCAAAATTCCGCAGCCTTTCACAATCGTCTCCCCTGGTTCACCGTCTCGAACTCGATCTCGCCCTGGATGAATGCCAGGGCCTCGCCGCTGAGCACCTGGCGCGTGGTGAAGCGCAGGACGCGCCACCCTCGAACCGCCGCGGTGTTGTACTTCTCGCAGTCGTTCTCGAAGCCGGCTAGGCGCGTGTGCCGGCCACCGTTGCCGACGCCGCCCTCGACCTCGACCGCCAGGGCCAGAGCCGGCCAGGCGAAGTCGAAGCGCCATTTCCTGGGCGACGCGAACACGTGCTCACGCTGAGCCGCCGGCAGCTTGGCCGCGCGCAATTGCCAGGCGAGCATCTCCTCGCCCTTCGAGAGCGCGCCAGGCGCTCGAGCTGCGGTCTTGCGACTAGCCGCCATGACTGCCCACCAGGGCGCGGATCCGGCCGGCCACGTCCTCGAGCATGCTTGCGGTCCCCAGGTCGATCGGCCCCAGGTAGACCTGGATGCGCTGATAGCCGTCGGCTCGACGCTGACGCACTCGACCCAGGTCACGGCTGAACACCTGAGCGATCAGCTCGTCGCCATAGACTCGCTGTCCCTGGGCGATCGTCAGGCTCACCTGGCCATCGAGGTGCAGCTTGCGATCGGCATGAGTGCATTCGCCTCGCGTGTCCCTGGCGCTGCGCTCCCACATGTGGAACGTGATGCCGTGCGCCATGTCACCGCGGCGCAGGTCCATGCGGTAACGCCAGGGCGCGACTGATCCAGATAGTGCTATTTCAGCCACAACCACAACATCCAGGCGAAGATCACAACGCCCATCACGCGGATCGCGAGCACCAGGACCAGGTCGTCGTCGGGCGGATAGCTCATGGCTTAGCAACCCAGTCGCCGCACCAGGCGCCAGAGAACACCAGGGGCCACGCGGCCTGGAACCTGGTGGTGCTGTTCCAGGGCTGCGCCTGAACCTGGGGAGCGTGTCGCCGGCACTCGAGCCTGGGCGTGACTCCGCCCGTGTCCTTCGGCGCCTGGGCGCTGAATTTGCATGCGGCGCATGTGGTCACGCGGCCTCCAGGATCTGCCTGACGGGATACCGATCAGGGTCCGAAGGATCAGCTCGCACGATGATGCCGACGAGCTCGACGGCCTTCCTGGTCTTGCCCTGCTCGTCGACCACCTCAGACGTGCGAGCCATGAACGTCCACCTGGACGCGAGCTGCCAGGGCGACATGACGCGGCCGAAAGTTTCGACCAGGCGTTCGCTGAGAACCTGGCCGGCCGAACGCCCGATTGTGAGCTCGGGCTTGGGCCGATTGTTTCGGGCGATCGCCAGGATCTCGGGCAGCGTCGGCGGATGCGGGGATCCGTTGGTCAGGGTCCAACGCAAGACACCCTTGAGCTCAGCCTCCGACAACGCGGAGAGCTGCGTGTCCCACATGGGCGGCGGGTTCGAGCCGTAGCTCTCGGCCCACCGCGTTCCGAACAGGTCGAGCATGGCCTTCCAGAACCGGAGCGACCTCGAGCTCGGCGTCGAGGTGGGCTGTGAGTTGGTCGTGCCTGGTTGGGCGATGGCCGTGGATGCGTGTTGCATGAGTTTCCTTCGGGACGACGAGTCCCTGATAGCCCGCGGCAATACTGTGATCGACTGCGAGCTGTTGTTGGCTGCCCAGGGCCGCCATGGCCTGGGCTGCTTTTTTCATCGAGGCCGGCTTGATTGCCGGCTTGCGCTTGGCTCGATAGGCGAGCCACTCAGACCAGGCTGCCTGGTCGAGGCCCTCCACCTGGCTCGCGTCGAACCGTTCCCCCCTTGGGGGGTTAGGGGGGATTGGAGGTTCAATGACGGTTACTTGATGGTTCTGGGTGAATACCGTTCGGGGGTGGGGTGAACGTGATTCGGGGGTGGGGTGAACAGCGTTCGGGGGTGCCTCGATCGTGACCTGGTACACGTTGGATCGGCCTGGGCGTTCAATGCGACCCACCAGGCGCAGCTCTTCCAGGCGAACCAGGACCTTCTGGATCCCGCGTTCGGTAAGCGCGGTCTTGCGTGCCAGGGTTGCCATCGACGGCCAACACACGCCCTGGTCGTTGCCGTTGTCCGCGATCGCCAGTAGCACAAGCTTCTCGGTCGAGCCGATGCCCTGGAGATCCCACACCTGAGACATGAGGCGAATGCTCACGCTTACGCCGCCAGGAATGACAAACGGCGAACCAGGCGATGACCCTGGCTTGTGGCGAAATCCCTGGCCTCGATCAGGCGCGGGTAATCTTCCAGGCACACCTTGAGCCGGCCGCCGGTGGCGATCTCCAGGGCGACCGCGGCCTCAAGCGGCACCACGTCGCGCCACTTGGACACGGCCATGCGGGACATGTTCAACGTCCGAGCAACGTCGGACGGCCCTTTGAATTGAGCGAATACGTCGGCGGTTTTCATGCTGCCGTTGTAACGCATGATTTACGCTTCGGCAACCCGAGTTTCTGAACATATTTCAGGATCAAAAAATGATCTTTTTGTAAAAAATCATTGTTTGATGCGTCGCATCATGTCAATCTTGGTTGCTATGATTACAACTACATTTGCACAGCGGCTACGGACGGCCCTGGGCGTTGAGATCACGGCGGCCGAGTTCGCACGTAATCTCAAAAAATCCGGCCGTGTGACGGTCAGCCGGATGGCAGTTTCTAAGTGGCTCAATGGAAAGACCGACAATGTACGGATGCATCACCTGGTTCAGATTGCCGATCACCTTCACGTCGATCTGCGGTGGCTTATGACGGGCGAAGGCGACCGGAAAACCAAAACCGGCGACCGCCCTTCCCTAAGCGTCGACGAGCAGCTGCTGCTCGGCAACTACCGATCGCTGCCAGAGCATCTGCGCAAAGCCGTTCGTGAGCACCTCGAGCGCTTAGCAACGCCCGCGCCGAATTAACTTTTGGCTCTTCCTGGCGATTTGTGATCGCCTTGAGTGAAACGGGTGTTGCACTCGTTGATACCATGGTTTACATTCATTTCTCGGGGCAAGAAAACCAGGGAGACGAAGATGACCAGACTGATCGTGATGGCATGCAGCGCAACGAAGAGCGACGCTGCTGAGTTCATGACCGCCAAAGACCGCTACACCGGCCCGGTGTGGCAGACCCTCAAAGCTGTCGATCCGCGTGGCGAGCTCGCCCACGTGACCGCGTTCTCGGCCGAGTACGGTTGGATCGACGGCAGCCACCCGATCCGCAACTACGATCGCAAGATGGACAGCGCTCGAGCTGCTCACTTCGTCGCTCGCGCCGGCCACTTCGAGCAGCTCGGTTGCCCGGTCCTCGACAGCTCCTGGCACTCGCTGCTGACCCAGGCTTACAACCGCGGCGAAGGCCGCATCACCGAGATCTGCATCGTCGGCGGCCACCTGTACCAGGCGGCTGCTCGAGCTGCTGTTGAAACGGCAATCGCCAACTGCCCAGGCTACTTCGACATGAACGTCGAGATTGTGTCGATCTGCGATCAGATCGGCTACATGCGCCGCCGGCTCCGCGAGTATTTGCTTGCGCCGATTGCAACCATGATTGACGGCACCGCTACGGAGGTTTCCCGTGTCGCTGCCTAATGCCGATCGCCTGGCCGACGACCTGTTCCTGGTCTTGGCCATGTGCGGGCTGCTGTTGGTTCTGTGCCTGGCGACTTGGATCGCCCGGCTGTTTGGTTTCGATGACCGCGAATGATTTAACCAGGGAGATGATGATGGCTAAGACAACACTCGTTTCGGCGCCGCGTGCGCCCCAAGTCCCGGCTGAGGTGACGCCGGCTGCATTGCTTCACATGGCGGTGTCCCAAGGGGCTGACCTGGATCGCCTAGAAAAGCTGATGGATCTCCAGGAGCGTTGGGAGGCCAACCAGGCGCGCAAGGCCTACGTGGCCGCGATGGCCGCGTTCAAGGCGGACCCGCCGCACATCCTAAAGAACAAGCAGGTGGCTTTCGGCAACACCCGCTACACCCACGCGACGCATGACGAGGTCACGGTGAAGATCGCGGAGGCCCTGGCGCGCCAAGATCTCAGCCACGCCTGGAAGATCGACCAGGCCGACGGCCGCGTGACCGTGACCTGCACGATCACCCACGTCCTGGGCCACAGCGAAAGCGTGACCATGCACTCGGGCGCCGACGTGTCCGGCCAGAAGAACGCGATCCAGGCGATCGCTTCGGCCGTAACCTACTTGCAGCGCTACACCCTGTTGTCGGTTACCGGCACCTCGACCTCGGACATCCAGGACGACGACGGCCGCGGCACAAGCCAGGCCGCCGAGCCGACTGTGCCGGAAGGGTTCGATTCCTGGTGGGCCGACATGTGCGCCCTGGCCGACAACGGCACGGACGCGCTCAAGAAGGCCTGGACGGGCGCCATGCCGGCGTACCGGGCGCACGTGTCCCGCGACAAGACCTTGTCTGCGTCCTGGGATCGCCTGAAGCAGATCGCTCAGGAGGTGGCAGCATGAGCTTCACCATCATCACCGCCGAGCAGCGCAGCCCCGAGTGGTTCCAGGCTCGAGCCGGTCGACTGACCGGCAGCGTGGCGGATGCCGTCACGGCCACTCTCAAGAGCGGCGGCGAGCCGGCAGCTCGTCGCGACTTGCGGATTCAGCTCGCCGTCGAGCGCCTTACAAGTCGCCCCGAGATGGAC